AAGCCGTACGAGGTCTTGCACGGGTGTGCAGGGGGTGTCCCCGGTGGGGGTTGGCGGTTTTGTCACCATGAAACAAGTGTTTTTGTGGTTTGTTGTTGGAATCGAATGTTTGGTTCGCTGCGATTGCCTTTGCTTCTGTTGCATGTTCTGCAGATGATTTGCCCGTTGTCGAGGGTGTTGAGTCCTCCCCGGCTGACGGGTGTGATGTGGTCGGCTTCGGGGCTGGTTGGTAGCTGGTGTGTGTCCCAGGCTATCTGGGCTCCGCAGAGTGGGCATTCGGTTTGGCCTTGCTTGCGTGCTTGGGTGATGAGTCGTTGCCGCCAGCGCCGGTGGGCTGATGATGCGGTGCGGTTGGTGTGTGCCATCACGTCTCCGATCACCTATGGTAGCCTGTAAGCCTCTCATTGCTCCTGTAACGGCCTGGGAACTGTTGGGGGTATGAATACTCTACCGGTGCCCTGCCGATCGATTCTGGGGGCTGTTTTGTTCGTTTGAGGGGGTGTCTTGTGTGTGCCGGGGTGGTTGTTTTCTCCACTACCCCCTGGCATGTGAAAAAGATCACATCGCCCCCCAGCGGTGTCAAAAGAAGAAGGACACGGAAGAAAAAAGGGGGTGGATGGGTGTTCGCGTTTCACAGCTTAGCGCCTAGCGCCTAGCGCTAAAGGACACAGGCTAAGCGGGAACACCTTAAGGTTTTAAAGTCTTCTACTTATAATATACACTTTAAGTCTTACCTGGTGTTAAGGGTGTGAGCGTGACACGCCGTACGCCTTCAGCTGAACACACTAAGCCGTAAAGGGACACAGGTAGAGTGTGGGGAGTGTACAAACCGGGAGCGTGCGACCGGTGGTACACGAGACACACGGTGAAAGCCCATCAGCGTTGACGGTAAAGGTTTCTCTTCTCCCCTGATGAAGAAAAGAAGAGAAGAGAGAAAGTACCAAAGAGAGAAGAGAAGTAAAGAAGTTAACCCCTTAGCTCTTCTAAAACCTTTATAACTTATATTATATTATTATACCTATAAGCTTTAAGACTTATAGGTTATAATATTAAAGTTTAAGACTGATGGTTAACTTTAAATACTTAAGGTCTTTAAAGTCTTATAGTTATTTTAAGTTTTAAAGCCTTAAACACTGATGTTAAGTTTATATCCTTAAGTGCTAAGCCTTTAAGGTTTTATACTTAACTTAGGTGTTAAGATCTTTATACTGATGCTGAGCCTTGAAGGGCTCAGTGCTAAGTGTGTAAGCCTTTAAGGTTATTAATTAACTTTAAGTGCTAAGCTCTTAAGTTTACTTAAAGTGTTTAAAGCTTTAAGACTGATGCCGAGCCCTTGAGGGGCTCGGTGCTAAGCTATCAGCACCTTAGCGCTAAGCCCTTAGGTCTTTAAGTGTTTGGTAGACTGATGGATGTAAGGGTGAAAGCCGCGTCAGCGGATTTCGGCCTTGCGTCCAGCTGGCTACCTGTCCAGCCTATCATACCCCACCTGGGATGAGTCAAACTGGTGGATTTGGCTCTATAGGCGGGTTTGAGGGGTGTAAACGGGTGTTTTTGGTAGTAAAGGTCCAAAAATTAAACCTAAACTTTTCCTTAAATTTTCTTAGAGTCTTGTAACCTTTGAGGGTGGTTAAGACCGAAACCCCTAGTCAGAACAGGTTTCACTCCCGAACAGCTCTCACACTGTACCCTTGTGTCCTTTCCGAACACGCTAGGCCCATCAGTGCCGATGGTCTTCCCTCAGGCTTTCGAGTACTCGTCGCTAAGGCTCCTCGTACTCTCAAGCCTTCCCCTGATGGCGTGTACTTGCTAAGGCTGTGCCTGTTCGGGCTGATGCCGAGCCCTTGAGGGGCTCGGTGCTAACTGCTAAGACCATCGGTGCTAAGCGCTAAGACCTTAAGGCTTGAAGGCTGATGCCCCCCTCTTTCTTTTACCGTGTCCTTCTTCCCCCTTAGTATCCCACACTGTCCACATAGTTGAGGCTTAGCTAACCAGGATAGGGGTTGATGGTCTATGCCGAGATTGTTGATCGCGTATCAGGCTGTGGGAGGCGTCTAGAATCGATCAGAATATGCTGGGGGTATAAATACCTAGCCCCCACCCTGCAAGGCGCTCCTAGGCGCCGTGTCACAGCTTTAAACGGTATTTCTGGGCTACACCCTTCACGCCAGATCGACAGAGTGGCCTTGAGGGGGCACACCAAACTAGGAGGATGTGATACATCTCACACAGTATGAGGGTTTAGATTCCATGCCCAGATCTGGCACCTCGACCTTTGTGATGAAAGCCAAAGTAGATCTGCCGGGTCATCTACCGAACCTGCTATCACCCAGACATACCCCTGAGACGCCCTAGAAGGGCCCTAGAATCGATCAGCAGGGTCAACCCTGCATAATCCTACCCCCAGAAGATTTCAGGCGCTGATAGAGGCCATAAAGGCTTAAGTGACATCCGTCACACCCAACACTCTAGCATGAAACGCTCAATCCGAATGAGTGCAGCCTTGACTATGGGGTCGCAACCTACACACTCTAGAAACCACAACAACCCATACACCACCGAAAGGAGCACACCCTCATGGATGGCACACTCATCACACCATCATTCACCAGCCTCTATGGGCAGACAGAAATCAACCCACTCCACCCCACACACCTGGCAGGATGTGACATAGGCAACACCCACACGTCTATCATCTGCCGCCTGCACCGTGCCAAAGTCGAAGAAGCCGTCCGACTCATCCGGCCCCTGTGGACTGTCACCCTCGACGGTGCCATATACGGACCCCAGGACTGGCAGCCACTCACCCCAGATGAGGCTGAAGACCTCCACGACATGATCAACATGATCGATGTAGACGCCATCCTTGTCGCATCCACCCGATAAAAACCATCCACACACCAGAAAGGAACCCGTCATGCAGAAGATCGCCAACCACTTCACCCAGCTCTACACCCCCACCCAGGACTGCCCCACACCCTTCGACCTGACACGCCTCGAAAACCTCTCCTGCGACCACCTCGATTTTGAGGGCCTCGCCGAAGCCTACCGGCAGAGCGTGGAAGCCGAACTCCACAAGCTACGCCCCAACACATTCATCGCCTCCGATGGCACCGTGTTCAGCCACAACGAGTGGAAGCCGCTCACTGGCGGTGAAGCCACACAACTCTACTGGAATGTGAGCCGCATCAACGTAGGCCACCTCCTCACCCTGTACAGCCGATAGCCCCCCACCCCACAAGAATCACTCGTACACAATGAGCCTAGAATCGCCTAGAAAATACCTGACCTATATAATCATACCCCCAGGGGCTGAAAGTCGCTCTAATCCACCGAGTCACAGCTTAAAACACGAAAGAAGGACCAATCATGCAATGAACATGCCACAAGTGCGATAGCACAATCACCGGATACCGACCAGAACACTGCACAGTCTGTCACGAGACATTCACTAGTACTCGCTCTGGCGACATGCACCGCACAGGCGATCATGGAGTCAAGGAAGGCCCCAGTCGTCGCAGGTGTCTCACCGTGGACGAGATGAAGGCTAAGGGTATGAAGCGTAATCGTCTCGGCTACCGGACTACAGGACGTGACCTGTCATACCTCAAGGACAAAACCCCTAGCCACACAATGATCGCTCACAATCGTTGAGCGCAGCCTTGACACGAGGTCCAGTCACTGGAAGTATTGATCATGTCAGCAACGAACAACACCCCGGAAAGGGGACAACAGTCATGAACAAGAAAACAGGCTACACCATCGCCGGAATCACAGCCGCCATCATTGCCGCCGCCTCCTTCCTGCCAGCCCCAGACGACAATCCGCCACTCGCCTCACAGCCAGCCCCACAGGCCACCACAGCCAACACCGAATGGACCCCCAAAACCGTCCAACAGCGCAAAGCCGAGAAAGCGGCACGGCAGGCAGCCGCAGAACAGTCACTGCGAGCCGAACAAGCCAAAACCCACAAGCAAGCCCAAGCAAGGGGGGAAGAAACCGCCACCGGACTCACCATGATCACCGCCGCACACACCTGCGACCGCAAAGCCGAACAGCAAGCCGCCACGCAAGGTGTCAAATGGAACGGCAACCCCGACATCGACCTCCAACTCCACAAAATTATTGGTAAAGACACCTTCTCCATCGTCTACGGCGCCACCATGAAACAGCCCGGCGCATCCAAACTACCCGTCACCGTCCACTGCCTCGTCACCGGAACAGAAAACAGCCCGCACGTCACCGACCTCAACATCAACCCGCAACAGTAACCCGCCAAGGACCGCCATGCCCCTCCTCTCCCACTACGCTGTCACCACCGGACTCGCCGACACGGCACACCTGATTCACCACACCGGCGGCACACTACGCACAGCCACCGACATCGCCTCCCGCATCAACACCCTCAACCCAGACATTGATCTCGACCACCAAATCAACCAACTATTATCTATCGAAACCGACCTGTACAACATTTATAAAACCATCAACACCATTCTTCAGGAGCAAGCATGAACACACCCAACAGTATCGAGTTGCACAGCTACGAAACGTTCTTCACCAGCCTAGCCTGGATCCAAGGCGCCATCATCACATGGATGTACGCAACCGGCACCCCACACAAGGCAGCCCTCGCCATCATCGCCGCATGCGCCCTCACCACCCTCCTAGGCGCATCAACACTCACCAACAATCCCCGAGACACTAAATGATCACAACACCAATCCTGATCGCTGAAACCCTCGCCATCATTATTCTCGCCGCCGCACTAGCCCACGACAACAACCAGTAACCCACCCCCTAGAAAGGCGCACACACCCATGGATGAGCCCACCCGCATGTACACCGACCCCGACACCGGAGCCCGAAAAGAACTCAAACTTTGCAGGCTCTCCCTCATCGACCCTACAGCCTTGCACGCCCTCGGCGAGGTTGCCGGTTACGGCGCCACCAAATACGGCGACAACAACTGGACCGGAGGATACCCGTGGAGCCACAGTGTCGACGCCCTCTACCGCCATGTGCTATCATGGCAGCAAGGAAACAATCTCGACCACGAATCCGGGCTGCCACACCTGGCACACGCAGCCTGGCACTGCCTCGCACTCCTCGCCTACCAGCAACACCACGCCGGCCAAGACACCCGCAACCCATGGAACAAAAGCGACAAGTAATGCCTCTAGCACAATATCCGAAAACCATCAGCCATCCAGGTCACATCTCCTACAGTTCACTCACCCAGTGGGCCGAATGCGGTGAAAAATGGCGCCTCCAACACGGATACAAGGCCACATATCACACCTGGTATGCCACCATCGCTGGAAGCGCCATACACCACATCACCGAACAGTACGACCTCCACCTGTACAACCCCGCCGAATACCCTGCACTACCAGACAAACTCTCATCCTTCAACAATGTTTTCGACACCCAAGTCGCCCTCGCCGAATCCGAAGGCACAGAAATCAAACCCTCCGGCAGAATATGCAAAAACATGTGCGAGTCGGGCGGGCCACACAAGAAAGACTACGACTGGTGGATGCTCTACGGCCCCATCTTCGTCGACAGGTGGAAACACTGGCGAAACAGTCACCCCGAATATGCTATCGCTGTTATTGATGGCGAGCCGGGCATCGAATACCCAGTCGAAACCACCCTAGACGATGACACAAAAATAGTCGGATATATTGACCGAGTCTTCACCAACACCGACACCGGCGAAACCTTCATCCTCGACCTCAAAACCGGGCGCCTCCCAGCCGACGCCATGCAGCTGCACACCTACCGGTACATGCTCAACCAACACGGCAACGATGTGACAAAAGGCATGTTTTGGACACCCGCCAGCAGCCGCAACAACACCACCACTCAAACCCAGGGCACAGCAACTGAACTGTACGATCTTGACAACAACACCTACCGGCATGTATCATCCATGTACAGTCAAGCAATGAAAGGAATCAGTCAAGGCATCTTCGTACCCCACGTCACAGCCCTCTGCAAAGGATGCCCCGTCAGAGACGCCTGCTGGGCCGTCAACGGGAAAGACGCCTACAGGTACCCGATAGAAACCACCGTACAGCCACCCCAAACAGACAATAAAGAAAAGGACACCAAATGACCGACAACACAGACGAAGACCGATTCACGATCACCCTCAAATACGGCGGAGACTACGCCGCACCCTGGACCGTCATCCGCGGAGACACCGCCGACCAGGTAAAGAAAGCCATCATCGACCTGCTAGGCGGACTCAAAAACAGCTCCGCGGCAAGGAACTGGGACCTGGCAACCCTGATCGCCACAGCATCCATCATCCTCCAAGACCGATACAACCAGGCCGCCAAAGACTACGTAGACAACATAGCATCAGAAGGAAACAACACCATCATCGACAAAATTAACAATGCCACAAGCAAGGCACAGCTAGCCGACCTTCTGAAACAGTACAAGAAGACCATCACTAGTAACAGTGACGTGTCAGAGGCGTTCCGCAGCAAACGAAACAGCCTCACCCGATAAACCAATATAAGACAACAAAAACAGACACAACAGTAAAGGAAACAACAATGGGACTCGCCAACTACCGCAACAACAGCAACAGCACCTTCTTCAACCCGTCCCGAAACCAGGACGCCACCGCCATCGCCTTCAAAGTCCACGATGTGGAACACAACACTGAAGGCTACGGCGGACAGACCGCAGACCGCATCTACGCTGATGTCACCATCTTCCACACCCTAGACGACCTCAACAACGGCACCCCAGAAACCATCCCCAACGCTATTATCGAAAAAGTGCGAGGCAACAACGACCGTCCACACTCCATGATCCGCGATTTAGAGGCATATCTTGGCGAGGAGCAGGCCTTCAAACTCGATCAGGTGCGCACTAAAAACGGGTTCAACGCGGTCGTACTCAAACCATTAGACGACGCCATCTACGACCTCGTAGCAGCCTACGTCGACCAGCGAGACAGCAAGCCCAACACCACCGATAGTGATGATGTAGACATCGACTCCATCTGACCACCAATACAACCAACAGACAGATAGATTAAGGTCCCGATGCTCTCTCTACAACGATCCTTCGAGAGAGCCTCCCAAACCGCAGCCGAACTGCCCCGCATACCACAACTAGAACCCCTCTACCGCAACCTGGACATGCACATCCACAAAGGGGATTTGGTGATGATCGCGGGGCGGTCCGGCAGCCAAAAATCAGGGCTAGCAATGTTCATCACCGCCATGCTCAACCAGCCAGCCCTCTACATATCAGGGGACATGACACCCTGGGAGGCCTCCACACGAATCATCTCCCTCAACACCCAACACACCACCACACAGATACAACACAACATCGACGACTACGGGCCAGAATACTATCGAGACAGCATCCACCACGGCCAACACATCACATTCTCATTCCAGTCACCCATCACCTGGACCGACATCACCATGGAGCTACAAGCCTACATGGAAATGTGGAACACCTTCCCACCACTCATTGTCATCGACAACCTGATGGACATCCAAGACTGCGAGAGTGACTACCAGGCACAGCAAGAAGCCATGCAATGGATCACAGCATTAGGTAGAGACACCGGCTCCACCATCATCGTCACCCACCACGCCACCGACAAAACCGGAACCGACATCGAACACCCCCCAGCACGCCGCGAAATCAAAAACGGCCTCTCCGAAAAACCACAACTCATCCTCGGAGTCTCACTCTATGGCGGCGAAAACAACGGCAACGGCCTATCGATACCGGCAGAGGCACGCATCGCCGTCCTCAAACAGCGCACCGGACAGTCAAGCCCCGACGGCACCCGATACGAACGACTACGAGCCTACCCCGAATACACATTCTTCGGGCCACTCGCCGAAAAACAGCCATGGAACATGACCCCAACACACAAAGGACTACCATGTCAACACAGCAGACACGCAACCGGCGGGCCGGAGCCGAATGGGAAACCCGACTCCTCCACCAGCTACGAGACACCGGCCATGATATAGAACGCCTCCACCTCAACGGCCGCGAAGACGAAGGCGACCTCATCCTCAAAACCGGCAACAAAACCTATGTGATCGAAGCCAAAGCGGGGCAGCAGCACCTCGCCCAATTCGTGAAAGAAGCCACAACCGAGGCACGCAACTACGAAACACACCGAAACCGCGAAAACCAGTCCACCATCGGACTCGTCATCATGAAACAACGCAACAAACCCTGGAGCGAAGCCTATGTGGTATCAACCCTCAACGAGCTCCTCCCACACCTCTGACACCCGCCACCTCCTCGACACCCACCAGATACGCTACAACCCATCCAGAAACGAGCAACACATCCTCTGCCCGTTTCACGACGACCACCAGCCCTCCATGAGCATCAACCTCGATAAAGGAGTCTGGTACTGCCACACATGCGGTGTCGGAGGAGGCCTCGCCCAACTGGAACAACGACTAGAAGAAAGAAACCCGAATGTACGACAGCATACAACCCTACAACATTGCGGAACGCCGCCGAATCCAGAAAGCCTCAGCCCGCTACGAAACCCACCTCGAAAACATACTCGACCTCCTCTCAGCAAGAGGCATCAGCGAAGAAACAGCCCGCTACCACCACCTTGGATACATCGATAACGACCCCATACCGGGCCACGAAAACTACAACCAGTGCATCACCATCCCCTACATGTACCCCATCTGGGACGGCCCAGCCGAAATACGAAAAATGCGTTTCCGCTGCTCACTCCAGCATGATTGCAAAACCCACAACCACCCCAAATATTTGACCCCCGCCGGAGACACAGGCTCCATCTACAACATGGCCGCCATGGCCAACCCGGCAGCCGAAATACACATCTGCGAAGGCGAATTCGACTCCATGATCCTCGAACAATGCGGATGGCCGGCCGTCGCCCTACCCGGAGCCACCTCGTGGCAAACCTTCTGGACCAAATTTTTTGAAGGCTACGACCGCATCTACATCTGGTCAGACCCAGACAAAGCGGGAGGCCAGATGGCCCAAACCCTCACCCAAGCCCTACCCCAAGCCACCCGTGTGCCCCTCACCCTGGGGGACGTCACAGACACCTACCTGCAGGCCGGCAAAACAGGGTTGACACAAGCGCTAGACACTGTGCTACAGTAAAACCAGACAAGCAACCCAACCAAGAAAGGTACACTAAAACATCATGGATCCCCTCGACACCTGCCCCATCCCCAACCGGCGCAACATTAGCCAAGCAGCCAGGAGGCGTATCCGCCTCGCCATCTGTGCAGAAAAATGGGCTGATGGTGAAGACCCCACCTACATCATGCACACCTGGGGCACCACCTACGATGGGATGCGATCCATGATCCGCGCCAACCCCGACATTAAACTACCCGACGACATGACCAAACGTTTACACAAAATCTGCCGGGAAGCCTACCCCAAAAACCAGTCCAACAGGCACCGAAGCGGATGGGACCAATACGAAAAACAGTACTACACCCACGAAATACTCTTCCTCGACTCGTTTAACGTGCCAGCCATCGACATGCTTAACCGGCTCGACGTATCATGGACAATGTGGAAACAAATCCTCGCAGAGCAGCACCTGACCCGGCTCCAGCAGGAGACCGACAACGCCTGCCAGTGGGCAAACCTGCGAAAGCAGCACCCCGATAAGACTGACCAGGACATCACCCAGATGATGTACAATAACCAAGTAACATTCAGCAAGGTGATGAAAACCATACCCGCATAAACATCCACGACACCCGCACGGTATGTGCACACTCTTTCACACCAAGGAGGCATGATGGTCACCACAACCCAACACATGACCGACACGCACAGGGACAACGGCAAGTTTCCCGAGCACCTACAAGACGTCATATGCGGTAAAACACTCCACCACCCCAACAACACCACCACCTGGTGCACACGGAAACCAGGACACGACGGCGACTGCCGCACCGGCATGCCACCCTGCACCCAGCCGAAAGGACACCATGGCAACCAAAACTGAAACCCTTATTCAACGCTACGGCAACAAAGCCGCCGACGTGCTAGCCGACAAAACCATCCCCGCCTCATGGCTAGCAAAACAACTCACTCAAGCCGGATACCCCATCTCCGCCACCGTCATCAAAGACCACCGCCGTAAACAAGCCAACACCACCCCACAAACAGAAGAGGAGGATACCCGATGATAGACAACATAGACCGGCTCCTCACCCAGCTAGCCAACCACGACAACGCCATCGACACAATTAATGATGATCTCGCCAACGGCACCGTACGCCGCACACGCATCTCCGAATGGACACTCCCCAACGGAGAAACAGGACGCTCCATCCAAAAAATCATCGACCACCAACCCGCAACAGACCCATACCCGATCGACGAACTCGTAGCTAAGCTAGCCGACTGGCAGCCTCCCAAACCAGACACCAACACCCACAGCAGTGACGAGACAGCCTTCGTCATCGGTGCCGGCGATTTTCAAATCGGCAAAGGCATCCCCCATGGTGAAACCGCACACTTCGCAGACGACTATTTGCACTCCCTCATAGTCGCAAAACACTACTGGCAACAGGCAGGCAAACCCGAACGAGTCCACATCGCCTTCCTCGGCGACATGATCGAAGGATACGTGTCACAAGGAGGCAACAACGCCTGGCGCACACAAACACCCTTGACGGAACAAATCAGGCTCACCCGCATGGCCATGATGCAACTCATCCACATGTTCGATCACTGCCCCAACGTCACCATCACATCCATCCCCGGCAACCACGGCGAAGCAGTCAGGTTCGGTAAAGGCGTCACCACCTACGACGACTCCTTCGACGTGGACTGCTGCCGCGCCATCGCAGAAGCCTACCAGCTCACCAACCAGTATCCCAACATGCGCTTCATATTCCCCAACCGAGACGAAATGACCACCACCGTCCAGGTGGCCGGCACACAAATCCTGCACGCACACGGACACCAATGGCGCAACAACCAACACTACGAATGGTGGCGCGGCCAAGAATTCCACAACGGCACCGTATCGAATATTCTCATGGCAGGCCACCGGCACCACCTCCACATATCTGAGCAAGGACAACGCACCTTCATCCAATGCCCATCCATGGAAGGAGAATCCGTCTGGTACCGACACCGCACCGGCACCACCGGCCACCCCGGACTCGTGTGCTACACTATCCACCATAAAACACCAAACAACTACCAGATAGCCCGATAAAAGAGATGCCATGAGCAGACGACCAACCAAAGTCCAACAAGCCACAACCGCCAACTGGGGGTGGGCAACCCCCCACCACCAACACCAGCTACACAAAGCCTGCACCAACATTGCGCGCCACTACCCGGCCGTCAACCCCGACGACCTCCACCAAGACGCACTCCTCTACATAGCCGTACGCAACCAATACCACCAGCTGGAAGGCAACCAGTGGACCCAAATGTGCTACCGTGTAGCCCAACGGCTAGCCAACAAAACCATACAACACCTAGACCTACCCAAACCAGTCCACGAAATCACAGCCATAGCCGACAGCCAGACAAGCAACTAAGGAGAATCATCATGGTCACAACCATCCTCGACGACGGAACCCAAACCACCAGGCTACAAACCGTAGGCGCCACCACCACAGCCATCATCACCAACACAGAAAACCCCGAAACCATCACCGCCAAATACACCATCGCAAAAGATGGAACCGCCACCTACAGCATCAGCGGCAACACCTATTTGGGAGACCACCAACACATTATCAAACTCATGTACGACTACTGCCACTGTGTTGGACGATTCGACACCACCCGCACCAGCAACCCAGACAACCTCGACAACCTATTCAGGGGATGACCAGTGAACCGAACCTACACCACCGCCGACATCATCCAAGCCGCCCAATGGATCTGGAACGGCGGCCCATGGAAACCATCAGTCGAGCCGGGCATGCCACCCCCACCAACCGCGCCACAACACCACGGCAACAACATCGTCACCATGATCGATCTACAACTAGCCATCGACGACTACACACTCACCTGCCAGCCATCCAAACAAAGGAAACGGCTAGCCAGGTTGGCAGCGTTCCGTGAAGTCTACGGGTATGACCAAACCTACGCCACAGCCGCCCAACGATTGGGTGTGACAAGACAAACCGTGAAACAGTGGGCAGACCAAACACTCATCACCCTCACAGGATACGCAAACAGTAGATACTATCCAGACGGCAACGACGACAGCACAGGGATGGGATAAAACCATGAACAACACACACAATATCCCCCACACCGCCCTCAAAACAGCGGTACACCGTATCGTCCAACAACAGCCCACCAACATGCAGCAATTAGAAAACATTGTTGGCGGTGTCGAAAACCAGTACCGTGTACCCATCTCCCTCGACAACGTGAACCTTACCGTCAACGAAGTCAGCCTCGACGATCTCACACTGGATCAGGACACGCTAGACGAGTGCAGCGAAATCCTGTGGGACTGCGACAGTGCAGGATACCCAAACAACAGCAAGAATAGTGGCATTCCAGACGACACACGGGCAAGCCAGGAAGCCATAGATTGGCTCGCCGGGATCGCATACCAGGCCAAACTACTGCAAGCGGAAGCCGACGATATCATGCAGTCTATCATCTGCCACCGCGACAACCACAAAAATGTTATCGGCCGGAACGTTCTAGACCAGGCCAACAAAACGATCTCCACCTGCCTCCACCTGGACCAGCTGATCGAAGAAACCATCAACAACAACGAATCATAGAATACTATAGACACAAAAATAGTGCCCCAGCGGCAACCACCACACGATCGTGGCAGCACCGCTGGGGCACACATCTATATTCACTTATGCAACAGTAGACTCTACCGTGCCAACCTCCGACTCGGCTGCACGCCGAGGCTCATAGCCACCAAGATCAGCATCATCCATCGGCTCGATCATGCCAGGATCCGACACATCCACCGAGTGCGGCTCAACCAAGCCCCCATCATCCGGTGGAACCAAACCCGCATCCAGCTGAGGCTTGCCGGGCTTGCCGGCCACAAACGACGGGCTACCAAACGAGGTAGCCACCGACAAAACCGCAGCCACCGTAGCTGTGATCAGGGCCGACTCCCACGGCAAACCCCGAAACGACTCCGCAGTATACGTGACACCCGCCGTCACACCCAACACAGCAACAAACGTTTGAACAAACGTTTTCAGGGCACGCTCAAACAGGCCCAACCAAAACTGTTTACCCATCACACATCACTTCTTCAACCGGGCCACCTCGGCCTCCAACTTGCCGATACGGCTACGACACTCCAACACGTAATACCAGATCGACCAGATCGCATCCCTGGTACGCCACAGCTTCCCCGTCACAGGATTCTTCACCATAGACAGGGAATCAACCTGCTTTTTAAGATTCCCATTCTGAACCTGAACCACACCCACATCGTGATGCAGCTTATTCACCGACTGGGCCACCTGCCCCGACAACTGTTTAATCTGATCATGCAAGGCTTTCACATCAGCCATACTCAACTCTCCACTCTCTCCACTGCCGCCGTTGACGACGGCCATAAACCTGTCCCACGGAAACCACGGCCCCGGATCATCATGATCCGACTGATGCCACGCATCCGTCACATCCGTATGGCCGCACACACCCCGCCTGCCAGCCTTCAAATCGGATACAGACAGTTTCCTCTTCGGAACATTATATTTGTCACACAACTGTCTACACAGCACAGCCGCCTTCTCCACCGCAGGCCACACCCTCGGATCAAGCCACTGCTCACGAGTGTAAGCATGCCCCGGCACACGGAACGAGGCGTGCGAACCCCCATCCGCGCAAATCTCTATACCCAAACTATGCGGATTCGGCGGGGCATGCCAACCAATCGTAGACTCCGACAAGCACTGCACCGTCTCCCCAACATCACACACATAATGGGCAGAACCGCCCGCCGATGGGGACGCGAAATAGTTTGCCGTGGACACCGCCCGTCCTTTACGGGAAGCGGACGGAAACCCCACATCCGGGCATGTTGCATGAATCACAACCCTGTTCACCGGACTATTAGAGCCGGCCGAGTGATGCGCCGCAGGAATGTATCTCACCGCATGTCACCACCAAACACTACTATCAACATCAGTAACACCCTTCCACTATCATTCATTTGCGGGATGACACGGTAACCACAGGCGACGGTTTCACATCCTGGCAGGCCACTGAGTCCGCTATGGTAGAGGCCGTACCGTCATCATATTTGACGATCAGGCGGCCCCCGGAACAGTACACGGACACCACAGAGCGGCCATCACGCCCATCCTTGCCGTCTTTACCATCGGATCAGTTCGCACCGGTGGGGCCCCGCTCACCCCGTTCACCCTGTGCTCCTTGCGGGCCAGCAGCCCCCGAAGGCCCCACGGGCCCCTGGACGCCTTGCTCGCCGGCAGAACCATCCCGACCATCAACCCCATCAACGCCTGCACGGCCAGGAACACCATCGCGGCCATCCGAACCATTAGCGCCAGACAATCCGTCAGGACCTTTCACACCATTCAAACCAGGAGAACCCTGCGGACCAACAGGGCCAACAAGCCCAGCCGAACCATTAACGCCATCCCGGCCATCAGCACCAGCCGGGCCTTGAGGGCCGCGCTCACCAGCCGGGCCCGGCACACCCTGAACACTCCGCTCAGTACGCACAGCATCCACACACAAACCAGACTGGTGCAGCCGCGCAGACTCCCGGCCACCCTGCGCACACACCTGCTTCACACGGCTAGCCAACCCTTTAGCCGCCGTACCATTCGACTGGGCCCTCGCCTGCTCCGAATCCCGCTCAGAGGATACAGCACCGAAACGCAAAGCACCCCCAGCAACCACCGCCAACAGCACAAGCGACAGGAACAACAACACCAACGAAGCCCTCTCAAACGAGCGGCGCTGCCGCTTCTCTTCCTCCAACTCCCTCACAATTCACCCCCCACCACCATCAACAGTATCCTTCAAAAACTCGGGCAAATCAGGCATCTTGACAGGCTCAACATTATCCGGCAGATTCGCGTTATAGCGGTGAACAATATGGCGAATATTCCACGTGTACTCTTCCATCGCATCCACCTGCGCAGACAACTGCCTCAGCCTCTTCTTCGACCTGTACGTAACCGCCTGAATCGAACCAAGAACAGTAGCGATAGCGGTACAAAGAGAGGCTACGAGCGTAGGTGTAAACCATGACACTACAGCCCCCTACCACTACAACCACCACAACACGTCACATACCCGCAAGCCGCACATTACACGCCGACAGCAATCCAATTAGCCACCGCAGGCACACCAGACGGCTTCGAACCATCATTCGTGATAAACGCCAACCAAAAATCCTTGCTAGTAATATTGTAGGCTTTCACATCAATCTGCTGCGTACCACCAGCCGCCGTGGCCATAGACGCCACCACCACCGGCGGAGACGTAAACGGGCGATCAAACGAGATTGTGTAAGCATACACGCTAGAACCACTAAACGTGATCGACTTCGAACCCGTCTCGATACGCGGAGACAACAACATCCACTCACCAGCATGATTAGCCCACACAGCCCCCGAAGGAACCATCACCCGGTCACCCTCCACAGGGGTAGGGTCACAAGCCGCAGACTCCCCAAACGCCACACGGGCCGCCACAGCACGCCTATCCAACTGCTGCTGCAACCCGTTAGACGACACCACCAAAGTAGCCAACAACTGCTGATGAAACACGCCAGGCTCAGCCCTTAACACATCCCTGGCACGCTCCGCACGCCCCCCAGGAACAATCTCCAACTTGGCCGTATTCTGCTCCCAATCCCGAGACAGGACAACATAGTCATAACGGGTCTCGCCAGGGCCAGGCAGCTGCCCTGTCACCGTCTCAACACTATTCGACGTGCACATCACCCCGTGAGCCCAAGCCTGCCCCGGCAGGACCTCACACAACACTGTGGCACCCTGAACAGTAGTGCCGACACGAAAATCGTCCGGGCCCTTCACAGACGGCATATTACCCATCAGACCAGACATTTGAGCCCAATCATACTCGGTCAACACACCATCAAAACCCTTGCACACAATACCCACAACAAACCCCCAATTCTTTTCTAAAATTTTTGCAAATCCCGCACACCCGCAGCCAAATCAGCCACACGGCGAGCCAACAGGGCCGACGGATTATCCTCATAATCCCCCGCAATAGGAGTCACCTTCGTCCACCCGTCACCAGGCGATACACACTCCACATCAATCTGCCGAACAATCTCCGCAATAGGCCCCGAGCCCACATCCACATAGATAAGATCACCCGGCATCAGATTGCCTGGCCCAAACCGCAACACATCCGACTCAGCCAACTCGATCTTAAACCCCGACGTGGCCCCCGACTCGGACAACACCCGCTCCGCCTCATCAATGAGATGCACATGCTCAGAATCCGTGTTACGGGCATCCTTAAACACCTCGACACGATCAAACCACTCATCCTCGGCCAACGCGTCAAAATCCTCACAAAACAGACGATCTTTGCCTTCGCCGCGGCCACCCACAACCACCGCCGTAGCCTTCGGGGCGTCACGCACATACTCCCACGACACAATAGACCCAGACTCGGCAGTCAACACATGGCTACGCGTCACAGCAGGCACACAATCAAACAGTAAACCACGCTGATCCTGCTTCACATTCTCAAACTGTTTCACCGTGACAGTCATCCGAGCCCACGACAACACCGGCAACAACTTATCGGCAAACACGTGAAACCGCGCCTGAAAATCCTTAATATAGCGGCCACGACTCTTATCATCCACCATAAATATATCAGGCGGAAAACGCCAAGTATTATCCCGCAACGCCTTCTTAGCGACCGACTCCGCCGCACCCGAATAGTGGGCATAATCCCTATTGGCACGCCACTCCATCCCAATGATGCTGGAACGATAAGGCACAGGCCACAACAGCATACGCCACAACAGCCGAATATCATCCTCACACGTGATAGTCACCCGCGAAGAACTCCAAGGATCCACACCATGAACCCGACGCACAGGCCCAGAAAAAATCTGGCCACCACCATAATCAACAACCAGCCGTGCACCCGGCCTAGTCAACCCGTCAAGCCTAGAATGATCACCCGACACCACCAACTCCAAAGTGGACAAACCATTCCACTTCAACGACAGTTTCAATGATTCAAAAAAATTGATAGGCGCCACACGGCGATAATCCGGCGTAAACAATGTTACATGCGGAACAAGACCAGCCATCAACCATTCACCAAGCCCTCAAAAACCTGTACTGCACCGACACAACAATGGCACCCAAACCAACCATCTCAATATTCACACTCTTCGAACCGCCAGGCGGGATAGGCGCAAACTCCCACTCTGTCAAACGATCCATCACATCCTCAAACCCGTTCAACAACGCCGACTGCTGGCGAGGATCCGTATCAATAGTGATCCAATCATACTCCTCGACATGATAATCCGAAGACACACGCAAACCATCAATCTGCACAGACCACGACTCCAACGGGCCCTCAACACGAATCACAGGCCACGCAGGCACATCACCCTTATTAGACAGATTATCCCAACCCGAGCCCACACCCGGTGTTAACACCACAGGAAACGCCGTGCCATCCTTGCCGACAGGGCCGCCACCCAGCCAATCCTGCAACTTAGCGTTACTAAAACGAAACTTTTGCTCATCCCCATACCAAAACGGGTCATAGGCCGTCAAATGAATCACATAGCGGGCATAGCCGCGATTCACCGGATCAACCGTAAACGTGTCATCCACCGAATCAAACCGGCACTTCAACACACGCTCACGACCGGCAGGAGTCTGCACAGACAACTCCCCCTCCTCGCCGGGAGGAAACGCAGACCACAACTCGTCATAGGCTTTCAAAAAACCGTCACGAAACCCGCCCACCGGATCCGGGTCAACACCCGACACCAGCACCGGCAGCGTCACCTCGCGAGGCTTCACATTAAACCCGCGCCACTCCGAACCGTGCACCCCAACATGCGTTTGAGAAAAATGCTCCACCTCAGGAACACCCAAACCGCGCAACGAATCATTCAACAACATGACAGGAGACGACCCCGTATAATCCGTCAAATGAAGCACACGCTCATCGCCAAACCGCGGATCCATCGACCATGTCACAGTCAAACCAGAACGATCAGACGGGTCAGGAATAAACATGCATACCCCTTTACTCACATGTAAGCCAACGCGTTCAAAGCGTCACGCTGCTGACGCTCAATCCGCTTCGCAAACTCGGCCGGATCACCATACGTCGGGCCATTCACATTCACCACAACACTCTCACCCTGAGCACGCCGATACCGGTCGTACGGGGTAAACGAGCCCACAGACGATCGCACACCAAACCGGGCATCCACAGCATCCGGAAGCCGACCAGCCACACCCGACATCGCATCCAACGCCAAACCAGCATTCCCGGTGATCCCCTCAGCCAAACCGGCAACAACCTGCCGGCCAACCTCGTCACGAAACACCCGAGACGGGGAATGAATACCCAACACAGACTTCGCCGCATTCGCAACCTGAGAACCCATATTACGCACCGTATCCAGCAGGCCACTCATAGCATTCTTAATACCGTTACCCAAACCAGACACCACGTCACGGCCAGCAGACACCAACAAGGACCCCATACTACCCAAGGCACCCCTAATATTGCTGGGCAGATTCCGGAAAAACCCTATCACACTATGCACACCACTAGACACAGCCGAGCCCATAGCGTGCATAGCAGAAGAAGCCGCACTACGGGCACCATTAAACCCGCGCACAGCACCACTACGAACCCTAGACGCCATCGAACTGAAAAACCCGCCAACAGCAGACGCCACCGAAGACACAACACTACGGATAGCATTCATCGCAGACGAAACAGCACCACGAGCCGCGTTAAAACCAGACCTCACATGGGAGGCAACCGCCGAACCAAGCCGGGCAAAAAACCCCACAACCGCGTTCACGCCGCCAGAAATCACCGACTTGAAACCGTTAATAAACGCAGACGTAAACGCCCTAATATGATTCCAGCCAGCCTGAACCACCGAACCCATACGCGCCAAACCAGACACAAAATGGGCAACAACCCACGAGATGACACGGGCAACAGCGGCAATAACACGGGCCACAGCCGACACGACAGCACCAACAATACGGGCAACAAACCCGACCACGGCCGCCACCATCGGAGCCACAACAGCAAGAATACGGGCCACCACCTGTATCACAACCGCAACAACCTGAACCACCACACGCATAACCGCCGCAATCACAGGCATCAACGACCGGATCAGGCCAATAATCGGTGGCAGCACAGACATGACAGCACCCAAAATCTGTTGAATCACAGGCATCAAAACAGGCACCAACTGCATGACCACGCCAACAACCTGCCGTATCACAGCAACAACAGCCTGCAACACCGGCATCAACGCCGGCAACAACATTGCAGCAACCTGCGTCACCGCACCAATAATCTGCGTGATAACAGGCACCAGCCGGGCGACAAGCATACTAATCACAGGCATAAGCTGTGCAGCCAACCCGGCAACCATACCGATAATCTGGCCAAAAACGGGAGCCAACCGTGCCACCAAACCAGCAATTAGACCAAACACAGGCTGCACAGCGGCCATAATCTGCCCCAAAGCCTGGCCAACCACAGCCACAAGCTGCATCACCGCGGCACGGAACTGGGCGTTCGTGGCAAACATTGCCGCAAACAGCCCGATCACAATACCGACAGGGCCACCCAAGGCGCGAAACACGCCGCCAAGCCCGCCAGCTGCACCCTTCAAAGCACCAAACGACGGCAGTAGATTCTTTAACGACACCGCCAGCGGGGCAAACCCCGCAACAAGCTTCCCCACACCGGCAGCCACAATACCAAACACTGCGGTGCCGCCAGCAAACATGGCAGCAAGATTCACCTTAGGAACAGGCAAATGCAGCCTCGCAAAAATGCCCTTCAACTGCTCCGCCTTGGCGCGCATCTGTGCATTCATTCGAGTGATCATAGCCGGCATGCGGTTAATCCACGCCAAAATAGACGGCATCATCCGCTGAATCCCCTGATCCACCGACGCAAACAAAGGCTTCACAGACTCCGTGATAGACTTAATAACCGGATTCAACGCAACAAAAATCTGCCGCAGGCCGTTCAAAAACGGGGCCATAGCCGTAGCACCAAGATAGCCCAGGGCGCTCTTAACATTCTTCATAGCGCCCTCAAACGTCTTACCAGACGCCTGCGCAGCACCACCCATGCCAAGCTTCATCGCAGCCGCAAACGTGTTAAAATCAATCTGCCCCTTCGACACCATCTGCGACACCTCAGCAGACGTTTTACCCGTCTGCCTGGCAAGCAAAGACAGCACAGGAACACCAGCCATCGTAAGCTGCAACATGTCATCGCCCTGCAACTTACCGCGAGCCATCACAGACGTAAAAATAGCGCCCGTATCCTGAAACGACTTACCCGAAATATAAGACACATCGGCGATAGTCTTCAACACATCCGTCATCTGCCCGCCAGACTGCACACCCGAAGCAGACAACGCCGCAGCCGTAGACGCCGCATCACCCAACGCATACGACGTACCAGTCACAGCCTCAATAGCCGAATTCATAATCGAAGACGTGTCAGACGACGTATGACCCAAACCAGTCAGTTTAGCCTGAGCCTCATCAATAGCCATCGCCCTAGCTATACCGCCACCAATAGTCACATCATAGATAGACTTGAGGCCCTTCTTAGCAACATTGATGGCACCCATCATCGCCGCACCACCAAGCGCCAACTTCATGCCCTTAGCAAACAGACCACCCGAACGCTGACCCTCAGCAGGCATCACACCCGACAACTGTTTACCAACATCACTTTTAAGGCCAGGCATCTTCGTATACAACGACACATATGCGGAAGCAATCTCACCAGACATACACTATTCACCCCATAATATTAATCTCGCGAGACACCCCGCCACCGGCACGAACACGCGCCAAAATATCGTCCACCTGCCCAGACGTAAACCGGGCCCTACGCTCATCCGTAGGCCTCGCCACAGGCTCCGGCTGCCCCTCACTATTAGCAGACCTGTAATGATCCAGCATGTCCAGCACAGCCCACTCGCACCACTCAAACGGGCGCTGCCAACCATTCAGGTGGGCCGCCAACTGGCTAGACGTATCGGTACACAACACGCCAGCCAGCCGGACAGCCTCACCCCAACACATCTGCGGGCCACCAACACTATAAACAGAAACACCAAACTTGGTGCGGAAATCGTATTCGATGGCCCCACGATAATCATCAATCAGGCCGTGGAGCCAAACTATTCCCCCAGCGAGGCACCCTTACCGTCAGGCTTATATTCCATCCACTCACGGAAAATCTCGGCCACACGAACCATAGGAAGCCCCTCCAAGGCCTCCACAGCATCCTCTGGGGCGGCAGCCTCCAACATAGAAAACATCACCTCAACCTGGGCGAAATCAGCAGACTCCCCAGACTGGGCAATCCTGGCGGCACGGCGAAAAACGCGGGCAGGAACAGCCTGCGCTGTTTCCTCCGCATCCGCCAACACCCAGCTACGGTCACCAATCTTCAACGTGTAACCTGTGTCACTCATCTATCAACAATCCCTCAAACTATGTGTATCAGTTATTAGACGGCGGATTCGGATCCGGCTCAGGCTTAGGAGGCTCCGGCTTCGGAGAAGGAGGAACCGGGGGAGTATCAGCTTTTAAAGCCGTCATCCACCCCCGACCAGACACCGCATCACCCTTCTTATTAATCTGGGCAGGATACGCCTTCAACGTCACACCATACCCGTACACCTCGCCATTCTTACCCTTAATCTCGTCACGATCAATCAACTCGACCTCAGGGAAATAGTAGCGAATAACCTGATCGCCATCAATAATATCCATCAACAGGGCGTGCACGCCAGTGGTGGCACCAGGAGAAATATCGAACGAACCCGAATCGGCTCCGGCAGTAACCTTCGACTGCCAAAACAGTTCGATAACCTCCTTCTTAGACTCGATCAGCTGGAAAGAAATCTCGATAGACGACTCTGTAGCCACAGTGCGAACAACATCCGCATTCTGCCAAGCCTTCAAATCATCCGTTTTACGCTCAGGCTTAATCTTAAACCCGTCATCCGACAGATACCCTAAAGCGGTAAGACCGTCAGGAACCGTCTTCACACCATCAATAGTGTCACCGGCATGAGCTTTACCAATATAGACGTCACCCGTAACAGCAGAGCGAACATTAGACGCTTTACGTGTTGCAGCCATCATAACCCCCAAAAATATCAAACAATTACATTAAAACAAAAACAATAAGCTTATTCAGACTCCGCAGGCCTACATATCAGCTCAAAAAGCGAATACACATCAAAACGTGCACCATCAACCAGCAAATCAGGGCCAGTAGACCGTTTACAGTACACCACAGGGTCACCGTCCACACCATCAGCCAGCACAGCCTCAACACGACGCGCCAACGACATAGCACGATCCGGCGTATCCGAAAACACATTCACCCGCAAAAACACCTGCTCACGAACATGCAACTGCGGGCCACCATCAAGAGCCAACCAAATCAGATCACCGCCGAAATCGTCAGGCACCGTCCCAGTACACGGTATATCGGACAGCCATCCATCATCCTTGAGCACACGTTTAGCCCACTTCCTGGGGTCATCGTAGACGATCACGACGCAGCCCCAATCGACCGGGCCAGCGTGCCATGCTTCGCCTCAATACGCTTCCCACCCTTATATGTGGTGCCAATACGGGCGACAGCCTCAACCCGGTGAACCTGAACCTCCGATGATAACCCTGCACGATACTGGGCCTTATCGAAAGCGTTACCGCCCACATTCGCCGAGGCCGCACGCTTGACACGCTCGCCACGCTCAGCCAACATCGACTGCACCCCAGAAGACTTCAACACCTCACGAATACCCGGCAAGTTCAGCTTCACATTCACATCCTGAGCCACAATCTATCAGCCCTTCTTACGCTTCACATTGATCTGCGTACCAGCATCCCAACCGGACATGGGGTGATGCCACACGATAGGAGACCCGTCAGCCTCCCACACAACACCCCGAATACGCCACCGGCAACGATAACCGGCACCCACAACAGGCTGCTTGAACAGCATCGACCAATGCTCATAGTCAGAGTCACGCCCCGCGGCCTCATCCTCCTGCGAAACGGAAGCATAGATGGCCACGTTATGGTACACGGTTTCTACAGGATGCCCCCAGTCTTCCACCTTGTCGCCAAGATCATCGACACGAACAGTCGGCTGAAGCATCACAACTGTTTCACCGTAAGGAAAACTGGTCATATCATATCTCCCACAAAGGGCCAGCGTAGCCGTTAATATCAGATCCGCACGAGCAACCCTCACCCCACACCGTGGAACACACCTCAGAATGTGCATATCGACCATTAATAGTGGGTGTGATAGTGAACGCTTTACCAGCCCCACCATCACCCTCACACAACTTCTTCAACGCGGCAATCTCAGAAGGCCACAACAAATTCGTGGGAGTATTAGACCGTGTAGTCTGAGCGAAAGGACCCGCAGACTCATACTGCACCTGACCCGAAACCCCGGTATCATTCCAGCGCAACAAAGCCCTGCGCAGAATAGCCTTAACGGCATCCTTGTATTTGAAATCCGGTTTAGCGATACAGGGGGCGACACTGACAGCCACAGCCTCCACATCGGCGATCATCGCCTCAAGCTTCTCTCTAGGAATATCGGCGAAAGGCTCAATATCCTCAGGCTTCAAAATGATACCCATCAACACCACCCCCTGCACATAGTACACATTCGCTTATCTTGTATCAGTTACCAGCCGGAGGATTAGGCTCAGGCTTCGGGGCCGGAGGAGGAGTCGGTGCAGCCTTCTCCTTCACAACAGCAAACGAATCAAGCGACTCGATAGCCACATACAGCACAGCCTCGGCGCGAACCATAACCTCATTATGGCCCTTCAGGTCACGCCCAGTCTGATCCGGGTCACCATACTCGATCAGTTCGATCGGGAAGTTACGCTGGAAACCCCAATGAACACGCGAGAAATCACCAACAATAGCCTTAACACCAGAGGCAGGCGACATCTCCGGGGCACCCGAAACAGTCGAAGAAGCACCAACATTCAAGCCACGCCAATTATCCAAACCGGCAAACCCGGCGGCAGGATACATAGGCTGGCCGGCAAGCGGAGACCCCTTCGGATACACCTCAGTAGACAGGGCAAACGAGAACGCCGGATCCAAAGCAACCCCGTTAGGAACCTGCAAACCGGCCCCAGCAATCAGCCCAACCGCCTTAACAAGATCGGTCGTAGCGCTATCGGTTGCATCAACAATATGCTTCGTCTTATCCAGCGACACCTTGACAGCCGCAGCAGGCTTACCCGTAGCCGGATCAATACCATGGAAAGCAATCAGATCCACGGCGCGACCAATCGAAGCACCAAGAGCAGGCGAAATCAGATCCTGAAGCACACCCAGACGGTAATCGGCGTCAGCCCACATAAACTCGTCCGAGACACGCTGCTGAGTCACAACCTTGATAGGCTGCGCAGTAAACGCCGAAACATCAACAGATGCGGAAGGCTTAACCTCGCCCTCACCAACAATCTTGGCGCGAGGAACACCACTAAACACGGCACCCTTAACAGGGCCGAAAATAGTCGGCTGCTCCGGCGAAAGCTTCGCCAAAACACCAGAATCGATAGCACGGTCACGAACCGCACCAATCATAGAACCAGGAAGCTCAAGCTTCCCTGCAGAAAGAAAATCGTCAGCCATCACAAATCATCTCCTAGAATTATTGACAAGAGCATCCACAAACGCGACACCCTCACGTCGTTTAACATCATCAACGGGGGCACTCCCCGCAAGACGGCGCACACCCGCGCCACCACTACTATGGTCAATCAAACCCTTCAAAGCCTTAGCAGACTCCACCAATGCTTCACGATCGCCACCGTGCAAGAAAGCGATCGCATCACTAGACAAACCATACTCTGAAGCCACCTCGCGCTTCACACCCTCAAGAACAAACCCGTTGATCCTGTCTTCGAGTTCCTCATTCTTGCGGCGAAGCTCATCAATCACAGACCCCGCATCACCATCCGAGGCGCGAAGCTTCTCCAACTCGGCGAAATTACTTTTAGCACGAGACTCCCACTTACGGGCCTCAGCCTTCCAATCCGTGCCAGAAGAAGACTCCTCCTTCACGGAAACATCACCGGCATGATCATCGCCGGAAGCCTGCCCATCCTTCACAACATCAACAACGTCTCCACCCTTTCCGGGCTCAACAGCATCATTGTCAACATTCTGTTCTTCAACTTTTTGATCGGCCATAGCCTAACCCTATACTCCTTGCGGAAAACAACACAACATTGTTGACCCCCGTGCGGGAGACAACCCTGTGCACCGATAACCGGCGGCACACAACCGGAAACCATCATCTCATGTCGCCAACAGTACGCATAGCCTTCAAAATATTGCCAGGCGACTGCTGCAACCCGTGATCATCAACCCACTCACGGGCCTTCTCATACGTCCTCTGATACTCGGCATCAGCCCTATTTGGTTCCCAAGGGCCAACAACCTCAACCACCGTACAACCACAATGATCATGATACTTCGAACCAAACGGACGCCTACCGGCACGCTTATGACGCCGCGTATGACCAGTAGTAAGCGCCCGCTCTTTGGTCGTATAATCCGACCTCGTAGCCAACATGGCACAAAACGCGCACGGATCACCATCAGTCACCCTGCGCCACGACCTACCCTGCGCACCCGCAGACCACTCAACCGTGTCACGGCCAGCATTCATGACAGCCCGATCAAAACCCGCAGCCATCGCATCAATCGTGTCATTCGCCCTATCCGGGTCACTCTCAAGAATCTTCATAGTCGAAAACGACCTAGCCAACGCGGCGGCAGCATCAAACTCGTCATACACAATCAAACCCGGATCCACACCATTCAACCGGCGAAAATCCGACACAAACCTGGCAGCCAACGACGCCGAACCATCATGGCCGGCACGCTCCAACTCCACACACAAACGCACATACTGCGCATCTGTCATCTTCCCGGAATGCCACAAACGACCAAGCTCAGCATAATAGCCCGCATACTTCCCAGCAAACCTGACCGCCTCACGCTGATACTCAGTCGCCGCAAGCCTCGACATAGCACCCGAAGCCATCGCCTATCATACCTCGTTAGTTTGACGCGATATAGCCCCAGCCAGCGCCGCCAACGGATCCGAAGACTCAGCACGATGACGCATCACAGCCTCAACCTGCACATCATCCAAACCCAACATCTCCAACACCGTCCGAGAATCCGCCGGAAGAATACCGGCACCAACAAGCTTCGTCACAGCATCAGCCGTAGCCGCCCTGGTAGGCGTCGAAGCATCACGCCAACGCAAACCAACATCACCAAAAAACGCGGCCTCATCAACACTCGAATCCAACGCCCGGGCAGCCAAAAAACCAACCGACAACCAACCCTGACCAAACGACGTCTGCCTGCGTTCAGCACGCTTCACAAGCCGAGACTCCTCCGCAGCCAAAGCCTCCCCAGAAGGCGGGTTAGACGTGATAAACCCGAAATAGCGTTCCGGAACAGCCGCCTCACCCGCAGTCAACTGCGCCAACAGCCGCATCTGATCCGAATACGGTGTAGGCGAATTCACAGGAAACGACCCCACATTCGGGGTATCACCGTCATCATCCTTATCCACAGCCCACACAGAAGCCATCGACAGGACCCAGCCAGGCTGCGAAAACTCATCCGCGCTCACACCCGTAACCCAACGTTGAGGATACGCATAAAAATCACGATTCACAGACTGCCCCAACAGTGTGCGCACAGCCTCATCCGTGTAAGCCCTAATAGACCTCGTAATCTCCGAACGCCCATCAATCCTAGAAGTACGGCGACGATTCACAATCGGCACCAACGGAACCGCCCCAAGCACATTCGGTATACGGCCCGTCTCAACCCATTCACGAGACCCACGCCGCTCCACCTGAACAATCACATCAGGCAGCAACAACTCCGCCTCAACAACCTCAGGATCACACGTCTGCTGCACCACAAGGCCAGCATCCAAACGAGACCCGTCAGCCGAAAACTTGCCCGTACAATTCTTCGGCGACTGCGGACGAACCAACACCGACCCATCATCCTGGGGAATAACAGCCACAAACGACAAACCAAAAATCAGCGCATCCAAATGCACATCACACGACGCCGTCGAAAGCCTGTTCGCAGCATACACGCCATCCAGACCGTAGCCGTCACCATTAGTCCAGCCAAGCCAATCCAGACGCTCCTCCAAAGCATCCACAGCAATACCAGGCCACGACACCACAGTCTGCACACGCTGCAACTCCGGCGGAATAGCCACCCCCAAATCACGCACCCGATTAGAGCCCTCATAGTAGCCCTCAATACGACAATGCCACGAAGACAACCTTTGGATACGATCAAACATGCCCTCAATCAGAGCCAACTCATCCGAGTTCATACCACAGACACCCGCTTCCTACCAGACCGTTCACGCCGCCTAGCCTTCGCCATCTTCGCACCAAGATAAGCCAAAGACACAGCCTCCAAAGGAACCTCAGAACCATCCTTAAACGAGGAACCCCAACCCCACGCAGAACCCTTCTTCTTCTGCACAGCCGACCTCACAGCAATATCCAACATGTCACGCCTCGAATCAGCCCTAGGGTGAGAAACCACACCAGACCTTACACCCTCCAAGAAGGCTTGACACGCCTCCACATAAGTGCCAGTATCAGCAACAATCACGCCACGGCCCGGAACACCACGATCCGTCAACGCCTTCTGCAACAACACCGCACCAGACCCGGCAACCATGATCTTTTCAGTGTCACCCCAACGAACCGCCAACCAGTCCGCCAACCGGCCCACACCATCAACAATCGTCCCCGAAAGCCCATCAATAACCTCAACATGAACCCCAGCATCAGTCCGGCCAGCACCAGCTAGCGCGACACGATCCCCCGAGCGAGAAAACGAGACACCAAAAACCTTCCCGCCAACCAGAGCCGCCTCACCCACAGCCGACTGAACCCACTTATCGGCTGGTATCACCGACGAAGCAGACTGGCCACGATCCCACCAGCCAAGCCGCTCCCGAGCAAACCCGGCAGCAGACATCGACTCATGCTCATCGCTTACGGTCCCAAAATTCAGACGCCTACCCAGCGCAGGATTCGTATCCCCAGCCAACTTCCGCCACTGGCGTGACACATCATCCGGATCAGACTCGTCAGGAATCGAAAACTCCGTCCACGCAAACCTTTTACCACCCGACAAAGCCTGCCCACGCAAACGCAACACCACAGACCCGTCAGCCAACGGCCCAGGCGGCGTGCCCAAAAAAATCTGCTGCGGATCACCAGACGGGGCAGCACTCACCGTAGGAAGCAACGCCTCCAACTGCTCATCCGACAACTCCTGAGCCTCATCACACACCAAATCATCAACCGTAAACCCGCGAGCAGAACCCCTCGAACGGGCCACAAACTCGACAGAACCCCAACCCGGACAGCCACACTTCTTCTCAAACGTGGCACAATCCGGATGATGCAACACAATAGCCTCCTGACCATTCGTCGCACGAATCGACTTCACCATACGATACAAGTCAGGAAACTGCCGCTCATTCTCAAAAAACGAACGCAACCGCATAAACGCCTTACGAGCCGACTTCAACTCGTGAGCCGTATGCAAAATACGGCGACCCTGAATAGTCGCCTTAAACAACTCCACAATCTCCAAAATAGCATTCTTGCCATTCTGGCGAGGCACAAACACACCACACACACCAGAAGCAAGCCTGCCATTGCTACCGACAGCCAGCCAATCATCCAACACCTGCTGCTGCCACGGATCAGGCGTCAACCCATACGCAGCCCCAAGAGCACCAGCATCATTGCCGGCAGACACCGAATACGCCGCAGCCACACGGTGACGAGGAACCTGAGACCCAACAACACCAGACACCTAATCAGGCCCCCTTGCGCTTCCTATACCGGTCAATCATCGCCACCGCAGAACCCCCACCACGGCCACCAGACGCCACATCAACCGAATACCGATCCAACATGCCCATAAAAGCCTTCACATGAGCACGAAGCGAAGCCACCAAATCCGCGCGACCCTCACGCCACACACAATCATGAATCACCGCAGCATCCATGAGAAACAGCCACTCCTCATCGCTCACATATTGCGCACGAGGATCCTCACCCCACACACGCCACCAACGACGCGTCTCCCCACACCAATCGTGTCCCTCAGGAAGCTCAGGCTGCACCACACCCACCACCAAACACACAAGAAAAATGTCGACAAACAGACAAATCCACAAAAGGGAGGTATTTCACT